CCTCGATTGAGGTTAGACAGGTTTCGTTTGACAACGGAACCTTAGACACGATCTTTATTATAGTTAACCATACCCTTAAAAATTTTGTTGAAGTTGTTACTCCAAACTATCAATAATCTTGGGCTTAGGCTATATAATTGTTTTTGTCGAATACTACGCCCCTCCTTCCCAGCTTTTGGGGGAGGGCCGGTCGTTCGGGTCAATAACCCGTTCGGCTGTAACATCTTATTACTAATACATATAGAAATATGCACGTAATTGCAGACGCCGTGAGAGCGTCTATGTTACATGGTAGTTTACGATCACTCGAAGAGCAGTTTCTTAATTTAGAAACTGTTTCAGAGTGTTCCAAGCAATCTTTATCTTTGCAAAAGATACAAGAAAGAATGCCTTCACTTTTATTTATAAAAGTGGATGGATTCGACATGATTGTTTCACCTGAAGGTCTGACCGCTTATCTCAAGCGGGCCGGACCTAAAGGTCTTTCACAATCTCGGTTTACGAAGTTACAAAAGCAAGTAACAAACCTTAGAAAAAAAAATATAGGAATTCATTTATACCTTCTAGCGCAGCTTCTGCGTTTGGGTCATCCTGTATCGTCTCTCTTTGGTATTCGTATTCCTTTGGAAAAGTCAGTAGCTCACTTCATCCGGGATAAATCCCGGTTTGAGCACTGTCTTGGTTTGGCAGATGCCGTACATATGAGTTTATATAATTTACACTTACATGTATGTCTGCCCTGGCGAACTAGAATTTCTGTTCGAAATAGTGGGATTCATCCCACTACTCGAATTCATTTTAAGAATTTATCTGCGCGACCCACTTGTGTGGTCACTCGGATGAAGACTAAGAATCGGAAATTCGCTCTCCTACTCCATTACCTTAAGGAATTTCCTAAAGGAGAGGAGGAGAAGTTCTATGTCAAGATGATTAAGTTATCATTGACTGGATTATTTTCGGAGAAGATGGATCAGGATTTACCCGTTGGGTACCCTGATTTAGCTATTCCTATTTTTCCAGTAGGGACTCAAAAACGATTAGACCGCAATCTTGCGACTAATCGTCCATTAAAGACCCGTCTCTATTTCAATCTTATCCAGTCGAAAGCACTCTGTGCTCCGGTAGGAAAAGACATGATTGATGAGAGTTATGAAAAACACTACGAATCACTTTGTCGACCAGTAGAAGAGTGTTTAGTGGTACCTGAAGTCTTTCTCACGAAACTTCATGCTTATGGTCAGAATATTGGAAAATTAATGCAGAAGCATTATGATCCATTTTCAACCATTGTACCTAATTCACACTCTACCCTCGAAACTAAACGTAGTTCCGGGGGTGCACTGGGCGCTCTTGCTAAAGAGCGCACACTGTGCCAAGGATCTCGACTTCGTCACACTTTAAAACAAGAGTGCGAAGCTTCTAAACCTCAGCGAATCGAACCATATGTAATTGGATTGATTGGTCCTCCAGGTTGTGGTAAGACCACAACGGTTAAAACTTATATCGCCCAATTAGGGCGTGAGTTTTTTCCGAACTTGGAAGGCAATCAATTGAGTTATTCTCGTTCCTGTTCCAGCAAACACTGGGACGGTTATGAGAATCAACCAATTGTGGTTCTTGATGATTTTGGACAAGATTTAGCAGACCGATCTGACATTGTTGAATTCGAGCAACTCGTTTCAACAAATCGGTATCTTGTCCCAATGGCTGAGCTCTCGGATAAAGGGAGGTGTTTCAATTCACCTATCATTATCCTGACAACTAACTGTGGCTATGGTAGTAATTTTAATGTTACTACCGCTACTATGGTTGTCGAAGAGCCAGTCGCTGTTTGGCGTCGGATAGCTGTGCCTTTGCTCTTAAAGAATTCTAATTCTTTTCGATTAATTGATCGTGATGCTACACTGTTTAATGAAACCACTATGAATGTGTGGAATAAAAAATACAGTGTGACTCATAATCATTACGCAAATGCAGTTACGTTTCCAAGGGCGATAGATTGTTCAAAGCAAGTGCTTTGGTCAAATTCTATCCCTTTGGACTCCGATGCTCGAGTTGTACTCAAATATATCAAAGAAAGATTTGCCGCTCATATTGAATATGATCAGCAATTTCTGGCACCTGAATGGTGTCAGAATATTTCTTCTAAAAGAATCCGATATGAAATCAATCCCGACTCTACACTTGTAGATTTGACGGTTGAGGACATAAAGGTTCCTTATTTGAAGGAAGATTTTTCTTTGTACCAGACGTTTTCCTCTTTACCTCCTGCCGATCCTCCCAGAGTCAAAGCTATGGCATTGTCTGAACCCCTTAAGGTTCGGATGATTACCATTGCTGAGTCTGAGACGAAGGCATTACAACCTATGCAGATTGCATTGTTTAAGGTATTAGGAGAATTACCACAGTTTTGTCTTTCTAACGGATGTTCTAAGTCCGTATTATGGAAAGATTTTATGACTGATGGCTTGCCCTGGATTCATAGAATCGAGGCTCAAGTCAAAGGTATCCTGGCTCACAAAGGTGAGCAGGACTTGTGGTTATCTGGTGATTACACTGCTGCAACAGACAATTTTCCAATGTCTGTTACTAATGCTCTTCTAGAGGGCATTCTTGAATCGGTACCCAATCCTTCAACAAAGGAATGGGCTCGATACGAGTGCAGTAATCATATTATTGAGTACCCTGGAGGTAAGTTAGGCGAGCAATCGTCTGGCCAACTCATGGGAAGCTTGCTTAGCTTTCCCCTCCTCTGTTTTTGAACGACTTCATCGTCTCAGAATCAGGTTTTCAACCTGGTAAATATCTGATTAATGGTGATGATGTTGTTGCTTGTGGACCAATTGATGTTATCAATAAGTGGCGTGCTAATGCACCCACTGTGGGTCTTTCCCTATCTTTAGGAAAGAACTTTATTGATGACAAATTTTGTACTGTTAACTCTCAATTATTTTATGAGGGCCAGTGCCTCCATACAGGTAAGGTGTCATGCCAAACCCGTACAGGAGCTACAATTGGTTATTGTTTTCAAGAGACCCAGTTTTATTTTGGAGCAACTCAAGAAATCCGTGAAGAATTTATTCGCAGAAATCTGTTGCCCTTAAGAAAAACTGTTAGGTCTTTGAAAGTCCCAACTTCTCATGGTGGATTAAGTCTAAATTTTGATTATGCCTCACTCAGTTCTAAGGAACGAGAGTTAAGCAAACGATCATATATTCATGACTTGATTTCACCTTTCTTGAAATCTCTACCCGTACCCGGATTTACCGGTGGCGAGCATTTCGGAGGTTGTAAGTTAAGAGCTGTCGCTTTCCCATCAATTGATGGAGAAGATGACAATAGTGAGAAATCACTAATTTCTTTACGAACAATCTTTGGAGGTGTAGAACCACCAGATGATTCTGGTACTACAGACCTTTCAAGAATTGAGGTTGATAAAACAATCGAGAGGATAAAGGAAAAGGGGGGAACAGAGGAGCTTCAAAAGCTTCTTCGTATTCCCTTTGACCATTACCCTTCTCGACATAAGTTAGGATTCGGTGTCAAATACTTTTTCATCCAAAGTGATAAGGTAGCAGAAATGATGCGGCAAGTTGTGCCGGTTGTTCTGCAGATCCTTCTTAATCGAATGAATGATGAATCTCTTTTTATAGAGGAACATCAGAATTTGGTGATTGAGGAACTTGATTTCCCAGTTCTTACTGGTCAGGT